GCATTCCAGTGGCTCAAGTTGCAAAGTGGGCGGGCAACACTGCAGAAGTGATTTGGAAGCACTATTGCAATACAACCCAAGAGTACGAGATGCCGACGCTTTAGCGAAGGTGACTACTGGGGCGGGCGACGTGAGTACTTAAGGTCTTGGGCTAACGAAGGCATGTCAGCACAACAGGGGTCCTGCAACCAGTCAAGGCACTCTTTTAATTCGTGGTCAGCACCCCATTTGGCAATCTCCCAGTACGTTGCACAATGGCCTTTTGTTTTGAGCATCTGATCCCATTGATCGGCCAGGGCAAAGGGAATTTCAAGTTCAGACATAAAAGTAAAAACGATTACTGGGATTCAAGCTCGGTGGCGATGGCAAGGATTTCGGATCTGATCCTGAGCTGACGGTTGAACACGTCGGGACTGCAGTCGTCTGGAATGAATGACGCCACCTGATCTGCAACAGCGCGGAGAACGGCGGCAGCAATCCACGGTGAATAGCACTCGGCCTCTACCTCGTAACGCACGGCATCCAACACCGCTTGCGATTGTGGTGATAGTTGTGTCATGAGTGTTTAGTGGGAATGGCTAAAAGGCTTGAGGCAACGAGGAAATTATTTATTTCCTAGAGGTGGCAGTTGCCCTGGGAGTGAGACTGACTCAAGAATTTCTTTGCTTAAATCCAAAGCAGACCAAATAACGTGCAGACGGGTATCAATAGCGCTATCGTGTGTACTAATAGTCACAGACATTTGGTAACGAGGCGTGTTCTCCCTGATGAACTTAAGAGTTTCATCGCTTTGTTCCAGTAAAGGCTGAGCCAGGGCGGCACGGTAGTTATCCATCGCTGCTTCTTGGAAAGCCCAGTCGATGCAGAGCTTGGCAAACGTCTTGCAGTAGCTGGGACGGCCACGTTCCACCCACTGGGTAAACCCAATGTTGCTGTCTTCCCGCGCTTGTTCGGAGAACTTCTTGAGCAGGTGCGGCGGTGGCACCTTCGAGTAATCTTCGTTGGTCATGGTTTCTAGGGAACTGTGGCCAGGGGCAGGGTGTTGACGCACCGCTGCCCCACCACTATACGCCAGCTAACGGCGCTGGGCGATGCGGCGATACTCTTCGAGGAAGTCCTCTCCCATCAACTCCACCAGTTGCTCGTGGGTGACGTTGTTGATCAGGCGAAGACATTCCCTGAAGCGCCGCTCGTTTTCTTCTGGTGTGATCTGAGGCTCAGTGGTGGCGGCAAGGTAGGCGCGGGCTTCCTCGGCTTGAGCGTAGATCCGGGCAACGTTGCCGGGAAGATCATGCTTCTCTTGGAGGTAGCTAGAGGCATAGTTGCCCCAGCCCTCAACATCCTCGGCTGCATCGTGTAGTGCATCGGCCAGTCGCTCGATTAGATCGCGTGGGTTTGTGTCAGTCATGGGCTTCAAGCTCGTTGGCCACTGCATAAATGTCGTGGCTGTAAATAACTCCTTGTCCGTTTTGGCACTGATTGATCGTTTCGCGTAAAGCAGCAGCAATCATTTCATTAAGAGAAACCTCTCGGTCAAGATTGTCGGCCAGCGTGTAAGCGGCTTCTTCAATAGAATCTACCGCTTTCTTAAGCCGCTCCCTTGCAGCGCGGGATACCCAGTCTTCAGTCATCTTAAGCTCCCAATAAAAATACCGCCAAGAAATACTGCAAAAACAAGAATTGCAATTTCAAATACAGACATAGAAGTGGAAGCGACTACTGGGCTTTACCAGCGAGTGCCATTGCGCGATTTTCTTCGTCTTTAACTGCTTGTCGAATTTGGTAGAGCACATGCTCTTCGGCCTTAACGTTGCCGGAATCAATGGCAATCAAAAGCCGGATACAGAGTGAACGGTAATCAGCAGGCATAAAAGTTGGAATGACTACTGGGCTTCAAGCTCGGTGGCGGGGCGGCCCCACTGTCTGAGAACACTACGGGCAAACTGCTGGTAGTCGGTTTCTGGAAGGCAATCGATTTCAAACCAAGTCATTCGCTGCCGCCTATTAGTCGCCACGTGGTTCCAGAGCCATGTCAGCTCCTCATCCGTTGGCACCTGCGGCTCGGTGAGTATCCACCTCTTCCCATCCCACATTTCAACGGGAGAGTTTTGCGGCTCACCCTGCCACCGGAACTCCCCCACGTAAAAACTGTCAGTCATTGAGTTGCTCCAGGGCGCGAAGAAGGATGTTGTAGTGAGCTGCATCTAGCTCAGCGTCTTCCAGCACTGCGATGGCCTGTTCCTTCAAGCTCGGCGGTTTAGGGCGTCTGGCGGCGACTGCACGCAACCCGGCCAAGCGCTGCTCCTGAAGCTGAGCATGAATCCCTTCTGGTGTTAACGATGTAAGACCGCCTTGCTTCTTCATACTGAAAAGCTCTGCGGCCCTGGCGGTAGATTCCAACTCCTCATCCGTCAGCCCTTGCGACTCGGGCTGGAACAAGATGGCCAGCAGCGCAGTGCGGTATTGGCCGAGAGATTGGAACGATGCAGCAAAGGCATCGTCAGCAAGCAACGCTCGGAAGTCAGTCATCGAGTTGCTCCAGGGCGCGGCGGATGGTGTTCATGTCTTCTGCAGACAAGCGGTTATCAGTCGTTGCACCGCCATGAAGCTCGTAAACCGCAGCGCCTGTAAGGATTGCCAGCGCCTGCTCCTTCAAGCTCGGCGGCTTGGGGTGGCCCCAGCGGGCGACGTAAGCACCGTTGGCCCAGGCGATCTCACTGATGCGCCGAGCGTGTTCTTCGTAGTCACGTCCGCAGAGTGGAAGCATGTCAGATCCTTCGTCGTGCCACCAGACCAGGAAACGGCGCTGCAGTTCCTCATCCGTTGGCCCCTGCGGCTGGGGCTGGGCTGTTTGTCCACACACGGCGCATGGGGAATTGTTCGCCGCCGGTGTTCCCTCGCAACCGGGGCAACTTTCACTCTGCGGCCCGGGCTGCACCAGCTCCGGCGGTGGCGCAATGGGTGTCGGGTAATCTTGGGTCATCGTCGATCCTCCAATCGGCGGTCATGGGGCGGGCAGTTAGCGCTGCGCCGCTTCACCACATTACCACGGTGTCAAGCCCTAGTCGTATCAAGCCGGGGTTGCACCTCAATCCAGCCATCACAAGTAAGCTTGTACAACTTGCCATCGGCCAAGCGGTGGACAGTCTCAGATGAAAACTTCTGCCGTATTTCGGCCTTGCGACGTTCAATACGCTCGCGGCGTCTTTGGCTAATGTTTTTGGTAAGTTCCGAAAAGAAACGGATCATTTGTCCACACTTTCAGTTTGTTCACTAGTGGGGCGGGCTGGAAGCATTCAGCGCAACCAGCAAAATTAATCTTTGGGCGATATGCATAAGCTTCGATAATCTGTTTGAATTCTCGCTCAAGTTCGTGGGCGCGTTTTACTGTTGTTTCTACGCATTCGACATCAATCATGGCATATGGAATTTTACGAATTCTCTCTTTGATGCCTTCTGTGGTGAATCCAACTTTATAAAATGTCTCGCCCTCTCCCTGGAAAGTCATCAAATAAACAAGTGCTTTACTGTTTGCGTAATCAGGGTTATTTTCAATTCTAATTTTACGGTTAAAGTCGTATTGACGCTTAGAACAGCGATCACATCCCCACAATCCATAGATTTTAGAATCTGCCTTGCGAACGGTCTCCAGTCCGCAGGTAGTACAACGAAATTTTGCTTTTGATAAAACTCCTTTGTACTCAGACAACAGTTCAAAGCCGTTTTCTAAACATCGGCGGCGGACTTCCTTTTCTGACAGCTTCTTCTGCCTACCTTTTTGAGCGGAGACTTCCTTTCTATAGCAGCCGCAAGATGTAGTGGTTCCTCGTCGCAGATGTTTACCCCCAACAACTTTTTCGACGCCGCAGTCACATTTACACAACCAATAAGCGCGAGTGCCCTTGTTAGGCGCACGGGCAATTACCGTCAAGCGGCCGTACCTATTTCCAATCTCACTTGAAAGTGCTGCCATCAGCGTGCTCGTGAATAGTTAAACGCCGCCTCCGCAATCGCAAAATAAATGTACGTTCCCGTGTTGGCGTTAACGGAGGCATCCGTCGTCCTTAGCTTAAAGCCGTTGCTGAGGATATCGGCAAGGTCTGTGGTGCCTTCCGCATTGGACAGGTTTGGAAACAGTGGATCGTTATCCACGTTGTACCCTTCGCGTGCTGTATCGATGATAGTCCAGTTGCTTGTGGTGTCGGTGCGCTTGATCAGGATCCACCGAGGGCGCATGTTTGTGAATACAAACGGGCCATCTGCCGATCCATTGCCCGTATACGAGGAGGCTGAAGTGTACCCGACTACTGGGGCGAAGCAGTAGGCGACGTATGTAGCGCTACTTTGATTGCTTGTGGCTTCATTCCCCAAGCCAAACACCGTCGAACTGTTCAGACCAGGGTAGAAGACTGCATATTGAGCTGTTCCGTCTGCTGCACGAGTAAGGTTAAGAGCCAAAGCATATGAGTGATTTGCATCATACTTACCGATGGATTTATGCCAGACGCCCCAGTTATAGGTATTGCCTCGCGCTTTAAGAATAATAAGTTCGGGAGCAACGCCAAGCCCATGTCCGACAGTTGCGCCATCAGTTCCATTGCCGGTGTAAGTAACAATCGAGAACCCCGCCGTCGCGTTGGCCCTGACACTAGAAGTGATGGAGCCTTGTGTGTTCGTGACGGTGGAGCTTCCGGCGTCCCAGGTCCAGGCGGCGTAGGTGCCGGTGCCGTTGTTGACATTGTTAGCACTTGAGCTTCCAGCAGCTACGGTAAATCCATCAGACGTAAACGCGCTTAAGTACCCGTTGCTGTCAGTGGAAACTTCAGCAAATGTAGAGTTCGAAAATAGATTTTTACTATTACCTCTAACTGTATCAGTTAGGATGTGCCATACACCGTTAACTGTGTCTCCGGCATTGTTGCGGCTTTTAATCCAAACCAGATCCGGCGAGAACCCCAACCCCGAAATCGTCTGCGTGCTGCCATTGCCCGTATACAGCTTCACATCCATCACCGTCGAAGGCTTTGTGACTAGTGGGGCGGGCAGGTTTGCCGTGCAGAGCGCCTTGTACGTTGATGCAGGTCGGTTTGTTCCTGGTGTTTGATACGCAAATGCACGCTGGCCAAAATTAAACGTGTACCCACGACGCACTGCTATTGGACGATAATTTTTTCCGGTCAAGCCGGTCCACATTGTTCCCTGAGAAGCGCCGTTTTTGTAAAACTCGACTGTTCCGTTATCTAAGTCAATAGCGCAGCCAATAATGTCTCCTGTCGTGTATGTTGCGCCGTAGTTACCATTGTTGCCGTTTTTGCCTAATGAACTATAAACAGCGCGTTTATCAGCAAAAGCCCAATTATTGTCGTCAGTTGGATAAGAATCATCCATCCAGCCCACCCAAGAGCCAGCAGACGTATCACAAGTCGCCTCAAAATACCATTTACCGGTGCTGACTCTAAATGTTCCACTCGCGCCACTATTATCAGTGGACGTAGAACACACAAGATTTCCGTTGCTGAGCGTCATTGCCGTCGCTGACAACGGATTCAACGTGCAGTAATTCCCCCTAACCTCACCCCCCACGCCCGTATCCGTCTGCGCCCCATTAGTGGGAACGTCTACGAGGCTGTCGTTGCCTGCACCAGCAGTCACGCTGATGTTGTTAACGGTCCAATCGTTGGAGCCAGCGGCGTCGTAGCCGAGTGCAGCGGCGGTGCTGTTGTCGTCGAACGGCAGATGGAATCCGTTTGTGCCGAAGCTGCCGGTGTAGTCAATCGGTTGCCAGATGCCGTTATCGTCGAACTCTCCGAAGCTGGTGGGATCTAACGCTTGGCCGTCGATGAAGTGGATGTCGGCGAGGTAACCAGTGAAGTATCGTGCTGCGCCACCTTGCCAGCGACCAATAGCGTGCGGAACTGCTGCGTTAATATTCGTGTCAGCATTTTGCGAAGGATATGTCCCAGAAACAACCTGCTCAACACCATTTACATATATTTTTATTCTGTCGGATGAAGTCGATTGAGTCGTGTCAACTCCGACTACGATGTGATACCAAGCCGAAGTATCTCGAAAAATTGCTGCAGTTACAATTGAATAGACAGTTGATCCGTCCCATCGCCATACGTTAATAGTGTTATTGTCTGTCGAAGGAAACTTAATACCGCCTTCCCAGTTAGAACTTAGATTAGAGTCAAACAAGTAATAATCACCGCCATTTGCGGCTTTTTTCACCCACCCCGCCCAGGTCCACGTCTTGCGGTTGCCAGCAGATGCGGGCGTCCGGGAAAGGTATCCACTGTCACTACTGTTAAATCGAACAGACCTGGAGATGCCCTCTGCGGCGGCGGCGGCCTTGCGGAGCAGTAATGGGCTAGCGCTTCCGGGAATCGTCATGCGTTTGTAGGCTCGCTAATCAGGGCAGCAGTGATGCGGGTGGAGCTGTTGACGTAATAGACCAACGTGCTCACCGCTCCAGTGGTGGTGCCGAACGTCGGCACACCGCCCTCGAAGTAAAAGTAGTTACCATAAGACACTGTGCGGGCAGTGCTGTCCTGCGTGATTGTGATGCTGCCCGACTGCCCAGCAACCAGATTGGTGGGATTGGCGATGGTGGTATTGGCATTCAGCGCCAGGCTAAAGTTGTTGCCGGCAGCAAAGTCAGGTGTTACCGTGGCGCCCGGCGTTAGCGTTACAACAGCTCCGCGAGTGGCCGCATCAAACGTGCCAACGCCAGTCACGTCAAGCGTGCCGGGAATGTCAATGTTGCTGGCCCACTCCACGCCAGTGCCAGCAGCATCAGTTTGCAACAACTGACGAGCAGAACCATCAGCCAGTTTGCTAACGGCGATCTCGGCGCTAGCGCTGATGTCAGCATCAACAATCACGCCAGAACCAATGGCCGCCACGCCAGTGTTACTAATTGTCACATCACCGCTCATGACAACGCTGGTGGCAACGTTGCCGCTACTACCAACAAGAATGTTGCCGCTGTTCAAGCTTGCTAGCTTGCTAAATGCAATGGCAGCAGAAGCATTAATATCGGCATTGACAATTGAGGCATTGCCGCTAACAATGACGTTGCCCGTCTGATCCGGGAATGTAATGGTGCGATCTGCCGTTGGGTCAGCAGCCGCCAAGGACGTTTCGTAGTCGTTAGCAGTGGTGCCTTCAAAAGCAAGTGAACCAGCAGAGCCAATCAATAGCTCGCCGGTCATTGTGCCTCCAGCAAGCGCTAGTTTTTCGCTCTCCAGCTCATCAATGGCTGCCTGCACGTTAACGGAAGACAGTCCGCCACTAGGCGTGTAGCTAACCTGGTTGGCCGTAACGCTTGTGATGGTTTGGCTAACATCAACTTCTGTCCATTCATTACCATTGCTTAAAACAATGTCCGGCGGCGCCAATGCAACATTTGGTGCGTTGCCGCTGGTAATCGTGCCGGCCTCATTGACCACCAAGTAATAACGATTGTTTGCTGTGGCAGCCGCTGGCAGCGCTTGGCCCACTACAAGGCCAATGGCACTACCTTCAGCCGTTACAGTGGCAACCAAGCCCGTTCCACCACCAGCAGAAGCATCAAACGTGCCAGCAAAAATAATCTCACCAACGGAAATACCAATGGGCTGGAAAACGTTACCGTCCCAAAGGAACAAATCTCGCGTGAGTGGATTAAAGAAGAACTGACCAATTTGATCTGCAGTGGGCTGCGTTTCGCCAATCTTTGTAATGGCATAGTTGGCCAGTTTGGGGCCAGTGACCGTATTATTGGCAATACGGGCAATATCCAACGAGCCGCTTGTAATTTTTGTGGCTGGAATGTCTGGAATGTCAGAAGCAATCAGCGCAGTGGCATTTGTAATGTGACCTTCATTGTCAAAAGTGATGCCATTCTGCGTGGCGCCTGTAACGCTATTGGAGTGGTTCAGCACGCCACTACCATCAACTGCTAAGCCCGTGCCGGGGCGCGCCACGCCCACCACTGAATCAGTGGCAACGGGCAGATCGCCACCAGCAACGCTGCTGCTTGCAATGACCAAGCCCTGAGCGTTGTAACTGATCTTGCGTAGTTGATCGCTGACAGGCGTGACGGTGTTGTCAATCACGGCAGTGTCGCCGCTCATTGTCAGTCCGCCACCATTGATGATGACGCCGCCCTTAGCGCTAGTAGTGGCAGTAGGCAGATCACCCCCGGCAATTGTTCGGGCTGTGACGGCACCAGCAGAGCCAGTGGGGCCAGCCAAAAACTCTCCGGCATTGGCAGTGTTGTCGATCGTGGCGGCCAGTGCTACGGCGTCGGCAGTAGTGGTTGCCGTGATGTTGACGATGCCGGTGGTGTCGCCAGTGACGGTATTGATGGAGCCAGCGGCTTTAATTTCTTGCCACGCGGCATTTTGCCAAAGGTAGATTTTGGTGGTGCCAGTGGTGAGGCCTAGCTGACCAACGAAATCACCAGTGATCAAGTCGAGGGCGATCTTATCAACGGCAACGATGCAAGTGCTTTGGTCTGCCAGTTTGGCAGCAGTAACGGCATCAGCAGCGATCTTGGCAGTGGCTACGGCATCAGTGGCCAGCGATGCTTCAACGATCGAACCAGCAGCAAAACTGATCTTGGCGCTTGGGATTTCGGCATTAGCAATCAAATCGACGCCGTAGGCGATCAGATCGCTGACAGTGATTTTCTTGGTTTCGCTGGCGGAAGCGTCAGCAACTGCTAGCTCGTCAACAGCCTCTAGGTCTGTCCCAGCAAGAGCCTGTAAAGCTGAAATCTTAAGGTCAGCCAAAGGTTAATCCTCCTGTTCTAAGGCCAAGAACGAGCTTGCATCCTGCTCTAGAATCAGTCTATCGCCATTTTCCTGCAACAAGTAGCTGAGCACCCCTACGCCAGTACGCAAGCGAATGGGGCCAGTCGTAATGAAATCAGCAGTCACTTCGACGATGGCATCAGGCTGAAATGCAATTGCCGCATTCGTAATCAAGCCACTAATACTGTAATATATTTGATCGTTCAAATAGCTTGAAGAAGTATATGGCGGTAAGTAATTGGCTTGCTTTACGAACAATTCAGCATCAAATTCGCTGCCCACTTCTGTGCGCAGGATAAGCTGCAGCAAGTAATTAGCCGTTTCAACTTCACCATCGATGTAGTCCCAATGGCAAGTAATGCGGCCAGAGCCAGACATTAGTCCGCTGTACTGACTACGAAACTCTTCGCTTAAGCTTGTCACGTCAATAGCTTCACGGTTGGTATTGATTTCATACGACGTGATGGAGCCAAGCAGCCTCATGGCAGTGTTAGCTACTGTCACGCTAATTGGAATGTCAACAACAATGGAAGCGAGCGTAATAGCTGATGCAAATTCACCATCTAGCGATTCTGCGAAATTGTCGTAAAGCCTGATGCCGCCCAAGTCATCGACAAACACATACCACTTGCCGCTGCTTTGTTTTGTATTATTTGCCCATCCATCGGTGCCAACAAAGTCCAGCACCGCGCCATTGGTGCTTGTAATTTCCACTTGATCGCCACTAATTAAAAAGCCTGGGTCAAAGTCAAAGCTAAACCTTCGCCTAGTGGGATTAACGTCAGAAGGATTGACAATGGACTGCTTAGCGCCTTCAACGCTTTTGCGCCGTAACGCCACCTTGCCATAGGTGCCTAAATACGTGGACATTAGATGTTCACCCCAGCAGCCACTCCATTGCCACGGAAACTAATCTGAGCGCTAACCACTTCGCCTACAGTGGCACCATAACTTGCGCTGGTAATATAGCCGTTGATAGTAATAGTCTTGCCGCCAAGATTGAAAATAAACGGAATGGGGGCAGTGCTAGGTGCACCGGTGCTGATCACTCGTCTAATTTGTATGGCGGCATCATTTCGACCGCCAGCATCTTCGTAATACAAAAGCGTGGCAGAACCACTGTAAGAGCGAATGCCTGGCGTGTAAAAGCGATCTTCATCGCCAAGTGTGGTGGTCTCAAGCATGTCTAGCTCTGCTTGCAGCGACCAATTGGTCACCTTCACCTGGTCAACGCCGTCGATCGTAAGAATCCCATCTTTGCCGGTGTAAAACTTGCTCATGATGTGGTGACGACGAGACGAACAGTGACGGTGCTGCGCCCTGGTCTTATGCTAGTAATGCTTGGGGTTTCCGCATATCGATATAGTAAGCCTGCTTGCGGCGCAAAAGCTGATGAGGCGCCAAACCAGCCATCAGTGGCATTGCGGGGAAGGTTGAATGAAGCAAATGTGCCTTTAGCTGTATCGTAATCTGTCAAGAAACTATTAGCAGCAGAATCGGCAATGTTTTGATAGGTGAGTTCTAATGTGCCGCCAACTCTTTTATTACCATAAAGAATACGAGCCTCAGCGCCGCTTTGACTGCGAAACAACTTCACTGGATAATCACCAGGAGTGAAGGTACGACTTGATGGCCTGATGTTAGGAAGTGTCATTGGTCTGGTGTTAAATCACTTACCACCGTAAAATCAGTATAGGAAGGTTTTAGTTCATTAGCGATCACACTATATCCATTGGCATCCACGGGGAAGTGGCTTGCCGTGATGCGGGCCATGCCGTCTTCGTCAAGATCAATGGAATCAACCATATAAACAAGATTGCGAGTTGTTGTATTTTTTAAGGCAAAAATGGAGCCATAAAGTTTACTGGCAAATGGCTGTCCATTGCTAAATGAAACGGTAAAGAAGTCTTCGTTCACTTGATTGTCATAACGATCCCAATAATAAACATCTAGCCTTTGACCAGTGGTGTTAAAAAAGGTTGGTGAAATAATGGCGCCATTGTCTTTAATAATGCCAGAAGTGTTGGGGTCGTAGTAGCCGGCTTGCGTCACCACACGGATGAAGTCGCCAGGAGCCAATGCCAGTCCATAGGGCAAAGTCTTAAATGTGACGGCATGGGTGCGATGGCGACGAGAGCTAAGGGCATACTTCGCAAACAATTCAGCGTGGTAACGACTTGTAATATGCGTGAAATTAAACTCTTCTAGTGGACCATCGGGTTGATTGCTGTAATAGACAACAGTTGTTTGTTCTTCTGGGAAGCGATTGGGAAATTCAGAGCGATAACGCACCATGGCACGAATGGGCAGCCTTTCTTGCGCTGGAATGTATTCAAGCTGGAACGAGTCTTCAATGATATTGCCTTCAGTAAAGATGCCAGAAATGGGCACCGGCACATCATAAAAAGTGTAGTTACGAGAGGGATCAATGGGGAGGGCAGGTTCAATTGAAAACTTACCACCGCGCATGACAAGGTTGCAGAGCAAGGAGGTGCTAATCCGCGACAAGAAATCTCGCAAGTTTTGTGGCTCTACAATTACATCGTCGTAGTACAAATGATTTGCTTCAAGGAACGAACCAGTGCGGCCAAACTGTTCTTTGTCGATTAAGTCGCTGCTAATTAGCTCACCAGCGCCTGTATGTGAGTTGGTAAGCATGTAGTAAGCAAGATCGGTAAAAACACTGGAAGAGCCAATTGTTTCTACAGTGGCGCCATTGGGGTTGCGGCGTATCCTGGTGACAATCAAGCCGTTCTTTTGATAGAGATGGAGCTGCTCAAAGCTGGTGAGACCTAAACTACCGCGCACCTTAAGGCCGGCCATCGCGCAACCTTCGTAAGTGGCGTAGCCATTACGCACGGGATCGTTCGCTAGGTTTTCATTGATATAGACAATTTCGTGCTCGGGGGAACTGTCGCAACTGCGGGTGATTAGATTGCCATAATGCGACACTTCTGCAATGGCACTATTGCGCTCGAAGGTACGCTCTGCACTGTTAATGGTGTAAGTGCTTGTGACGGGTTGGACAGGGCCGCCCATCTCGAAGTAGTAGTCAATTAAATTGCCATCTAGCGTTTGCTTTTGGATGACAAAAATTTCGCCCGCACGCCATGGATTGTTGGTTGGAGCAGTGACTGTTACAGTGATAGTATCGGGATTGACGATGGTCCAAAAGGTGCTTTGGCTATAAGTGGCGCCACCTGGCACCAAGCCTTGAGCGCCTAAGAATTGCGTGCGCAGAATCATATCTAGTCTGACCGTGCGACCACCTTGCGCATATTGAAAATTAGCTTTATCGGTGTCGTCGAAAGTGTATTCAGTGCCTGCTGGGCCAGAGAAAAAGACCAGGCCTGGATTATTCTGCGCACCAGCAAGGTCGGGGATTCTACCAATTGCCTTTGAAATTCCATTGCTGATTTGCCGTAAATTTGCATCTTGATTGCTTCTATAGTTAAAGGCTTTCAAGAACTGAACAGTGCGTGTAAGCGGCGACGGCGTGGTTGTTTGCGTGACAGTTATAGACGATGCCCCTGTTGTCATCTCAGAGTGCAAAGCCAGTTTCGTCACATCATCTTCAAAGCCTCTCACTCGAATGCTGAACGTGCCGTAAATGGTGGTGGTATTTCTAACATCCACAAAAGGATTGGCGGCATTAATGTCATCACTGTTTAAGCGTATGCACTTTCCTTTGCCAATGATTTGATTGAGTTCGCCTGATGTGATAGGACGAAGGCGATATTCAAACTGGTCAAATGGTTGCGCTATGCGAATGGCATTGTATTGATTCTGCGGAGATGATCCAACAATGCAGAAAGGCAGGGGGTTGAGCTTTTCCCAGCCTTGCTCAGAGTCGTAACTTGTATTGGCAGGCCTTACATACAAATGGAAGAATGAAGCACGACGGGCATATGATTGGTTCGTGCCAGTGGTGAGAGTGGTATTTTTACTGTCGTAATCGAATAGCTTTTCAGGCGATGGCACGGAATTAAAATTGGCAATGCCATTGAATCTGGTCCATACGTTGCTCTTAATACCGATCTCCGTCACTTCACAACGACGTGTGTTTTGAAACGTAGCAATTTCAGCCTTGCAAATCGGGAACCATGTTTGCCCAATATCAAACAGTGGGCCGTCTGGACCATCAGGCAGATTGGTGTCAGAGACGATAAAGGGACGATGACACACGCCAACATACCCTGGCCCTCCATCGCCATAAACCGCAGTGCAGCGAAGCGTGACGACGAATTCAGTGGGGACGGTTTTGTCGTAAACAGTGCCTGGTGGAGTTTTGGCAACTGTTTCAAACAGGCAATTGCCGATCATCCATTTGGAACCAATTTTTAACAGTTCATCTTGCTGCTCGTGCTCCGTTTGAAGGGCTGAAATAATTTGCTTGTTGTCAACGGCTGCAACGTCGGGGTCGTAGTAAAACGGCTGAGTGCGTTTTGTTGAAACCAGATTGGGATTGTTTGTGTCGTAAGAAAGTTCATCTTGCACTTGAGCGGCGCTGTATATGATGGTCACTTCACCGCCTACGGACATCTGCACTTTGATGCCATTGTTTTGCTGTGGTGACGTGTAGGGAGTGCCATTGACATTGGCTGCCACAATGCCAAACTGACGCGCATAATTGCGGCCAGTGCCGGCCATTCTGGGGTTGCCTGCAATTTGAAAGCGCTTTGCAATGGCAACTTGCAAAGAGTTAGCAGGCGCATTCCCTGGGTAGGACACGA